TACAGATTACAAATTCGACTGTTACTCCTCCGACCGGTAACATTATTTTTAAAATTGCCGATTCGTTGAATAATTTAAATAATCTAACTACTCAAGTGCAGAATGGGTTTTTAGTAATAACCGGTAATACTCCATTAAGTTTTGTAACTCGAAAGATAGGAGGCGGCTCTAATATAAATGTACAAAGCGGTGATGGGGAAACAAACGACGTAATTATTAATTTAGCCGATTCTCTAGTAGGATTATCCAGTATTAATGTAGGTAATCTCTTAATCTCGGTAAATACCATTACTACGGCAAGTGGCGATCAGGATATTAACCTGGCTACTGTAGATGATGGGGTAATCAATTTAAACAGTACTCAAATTGACAATGTCGGTAATATGAGCGTACCGGGGAAGATTATAAATCCTGCTACTGCTAAAGCTTATTGTTTCTTTTACGATAATAATGCTCCAACTAACAATATCCAGATAGAGAGTAGCTTTAATATAGCCTCGGTTAGCGGAGCAAATGGTTCGTATGTTATAACGTTTGCTACTCCTTTTCCTGATGGTAATTATGCTGTATTAACGGCACTTAGCAGAGGAACGGAAGTAATAGCTCCGTTTCAGGTGTTCTTTAGGTCTAGGTCAGCTACTGAAGTCATTGTTTTTGCAACCGATACGCTTGGTAACTTACTACCTGTACTTGATGGTGTATCTGTGGTAGTATTTGGTAGTTAATTTTTAAAGAATTTAATCGAGAGAATATGCTATGTATGAATACGAAATAAAAGATATGTACTTAAACTCGGAAAAGTATTTCTCTGTTAAAGTAATTTTAGATAAAAAAGAAAAATATTTTATTATTTTGAATTTTGTAAATGGATTTATTGATGATTTTATTAGCGATGGCCCATCGGAAAATAAAATCAAAAATGCTTTAAAAAAAATATTAACCGAAAATAATAATTTTTATTTGATAAGGTTAACCAGAATGGCCTTAGGTAATGAAGAGGTAAAACAAGATTTAAGAGACGGAAAAAATGGTATATTTGAAATTAACTATATAAAATGGAAAAAAATAGTTAATAAAGTAGAACAAGAAGAACTTGAAGCAATACTCGCTCACGGGATTGAAGATATGTAAATAACCCTAAATCAGTAGGACGATTTGCAAAAGTGTCAGTTTTTTTGCTATAATATAATTAGATAGAAAAAAAGTCATGACTAGACTTAAAAAGGTCGTAGTTTGTAGTTAAATCTTTTAAAAAGCTACTTTCGTCATAACTAGACGTTAAAAGGTCACCGAAGCTTGTATTAGCTTATCTTTTATAACAATTAAGCATCGCTTTGAATTGTTACGTATTTTTAATACTTTTTAATAAATTTTAAATTAAAAGAGGAAATAATTATGTCTAATGGCATTAACGCCCCTTATGGATTGCAAATAGTTCAATCTCAAATAGGAAACGGCGGAACACAAAAACTAGGTCAATACTTTATTTATGCATCCACTGATGGTTTAACCGCGCAGGCTCAAAGTATATTCAAGGGTGACCCCGTAAAGTGGGTAGACAAGGGTACACCAAATAGTGGCGCAATGGATTATAAAGCACAAGCAGGAACTATAGTACCACAAAAAGTAGCTATTACTGCAGCTGATACGTTATCAACTGCTGCGGCTCAAGATGGGGCATCTTTTGTCGGTGTATTTATGGGTTGTCAATTTATCGATGCCCAGAGCGGTTATCAAGTAAACTCTGATTATTGGCCAGGAGGCAGGCAAGTTAAAAAGGATACAAAAATCATTGCCTTTGTTAATGATGACCCTATGGCAGTATTTAGAGTTCAAGTATCAGTGTCAGTAGCAGCAGATGTTGTTAAGACTATCTATCTAAATACCCAAAACGGCTTAAATGCTAACCTAAATATAGCAGGAAAAACGATTACCAATAACACCTCGAGTGAGAATCCACGCAGCGGTAGTAATATATACGGCTCTGCTTACTATCTTGACGGCTCGAGCATTGCAAATACCAATACTCTTGACGTAAAAATTATCGGTATTGATCCAGTCATTACAGGCAACGCAAATCCTGCAGGATTAGTCCCTGGGGGAAATATGCCGTTTACTAACCTACTAGTTAAGTTTAATAAGCATGTTTACGGCTCAGTCGGTGTAATTGGTCCTGATCTATCGTAGGAGGAGAAGATATGTCTATAACTACAACAGGCAATATGCCGTCTCTTTTAAAGGAAGGATTATATCTACCGAAAGAGAAGAAGAAAACACCTGTTAAGGCAGGATCAGTAAAGAAAAGTAAAACTAAAAATAAAGGTAAATAATTATGTCTATTATAACAACCGGTGATATTCCAAGTCTGCTTTGGCCGGGTCTGTATGAGGTAAAGTCTCAGTATGATCGGTTTAAGGGGGAATATACCAAAATCTATGAACAGGCTAATTCTGTCAAACATACCGAAAGGATGGTTGATATTAGAGGAACAGGTTACGCTCTTGAGAAAACTCAAGGTGCTCCTATTAAAATGGATAGCATGGCTGAGCGGTTTGTTTATGAATTTGTCCATCGGGAATTTGCCCTTGGGTTTCAGATTACTAATATTGCCATGGAAGATGATCTTTACGCCGATCAGTTCTTTAATGGTACTAAATCGCTTACTACTTCTTATGAACAAACCAGAGAAGTAGTAGCAATGAATCCTTTTAACCAAGCATTTAATACAGCAGCTACTTTGGCTAACGGACAACCTCTTTGCTCTTTTACCCAACCTTATGACGGCGGTGTTTATTCTAACCGCGTGGCAGGGTATAACGGTGCTAATATTAATGTCGACTTTAGTGAAGTTGGCGTTGAACAGGCAGTAATACTAGCGGGTAAAATGAAAGATCAGGCAGGACTGCTAATTAATGCTCAAATTGAGAGATTGTTACTTCCACAAGACTTAATGTTTTCAGGTTGCAGGCTACTTGAATCTGTATTTAGAACAGGAACGGCTAATAACGACGTAAATGCACTTTATAACATGAAGGCTATTCCGCAAGGTTATGAGGTAAGCCATTTCTTAACAAATCCTAGCAACTGGTTTGGATTAACTAACGTTAAGGGAACTCGTAAACATTTTGTAAGACGTCCGCTTAAAGTTAACGTAACAACTGATCCTGTAACTGAAACCATGTCAGTGCTTGCATCAGGTCGTTATTCTTTTGGTATGTTTACTCCTCTTGGGGTAATCGGCGCACAAGGATCAACTGCTTAAACCTTATGGAAAAAGAACTACAAGGATTACTTGAAGAAGCAGAAAAAGAACATCAAAAGCTTGTTCTGCTTCAAGCAGGTATTTTAGAAAAAATAAATCTTTATAAAGAAGAAAATAAAAAACTGACTCATTTGTTGATTTTATCTAAAGGAAAGATTGACGGTTACAGAGAAGTCTTGCAGCGAATGGACAAAAAGGAGGAATAATCATGTCTCAGTTCTACGAGTATAATTGGCCGGATACAACGCTTAAAAATGGGATAGCTCTTACTCAAGCACTAACCGCAAATATTCCACTGCTGTTAAATGGTTCTTATGTCAACAAAACTACAAGAACAGTTAACTTTGTTGATGATTTTGGGATTGTTCCAAGAATTACGCTTAATTCAACTAACGATCTTTCTGGGATTAATTTTCTTATTACCGGTTATCAGAATGGGGTTTTTATTAGTGAAACCTTAAAAGGTCCAACTGCAAATACAACAGTTACAAGCGTCAACTGCTTTGATACATTACTACAGATAATTCCAAGCGGTACTACAGGTTCTACCGTTCAAATTGGCGTTGCTTCTGTTGGATATTTTCCAATTATTTTATTAAATACTGCCAAACAGAATACGGCTTTTATAAATTATGCTCTAAATATAATACCGGCTACAGTTAGTCCTCCTAGTTATCAGATATTTCTATCCTTAAAAAATAATATAGGAATAGGAAAATACGATACTTTAACAAGCGATGCTAATGGTAATTTTATTGCGTTTGCTGCTGCTTCTAATAAAGCAGCATTAATACAAAGTAATAATTTAGCCCAGAATTTACTCATTAAAATTGATCCTAACGCAGCTGGATCAGTTCTCAAATTCCAATTCCTGCAATTGTAAGTTAAAGAGAAAGATAAAATGCCGGCAACTAGTGGAAGTTATAGCTTTAGTAACATAAAAGCAGAGCTGATTATCAGAAAGGCTTATGAGTTAATTGGTATGCCTCTAAGCATGGTAACTGCCGAGCAATATAATTCAGCACTTAATATTATCAATTTTATCTTAAGCGATTGGACTAACTCCAATGTTAACTTATGGACACTAAAATTAAATCCTGTTTTTTTAACTCCAGGGCAAGCATCTTATCCTTTGCCGAGCAACATTACTAAAGTATTTCAGGTATTTTTAAGAAGTAACGTAAGACAGAATTTTGGTGGAGTACCGAATAACGGAGGCTATGGAGGAGTAGCAGCTTATGCGTTTGATGGTAATCCTAATACTGCTTGTACTCAAGACCAAGTAAACGGCTTGATAGGTTATGCTTATTCTACTCCCCAAGTAATCAAAATTCTAGGTGTACAATCAAATGTAGATAGGGAGTATAGCTTAGTTTTAGAAGCATCACAAGATACGATAAATTGGTTTACTGTTTTTACTCTTCCTCCATCATATCCATATAAAGCACATGTAATTTCATGGTTTTATATATCTGATCCAATTTACGCAAGGGCATATAGAATTAGAGAAACAGGAGGGTATACACTCGACATTGAAGAACTTTATTTTAATAGTATAAGCCAGGATACTACCATGAGCGAGGTATCCAGATATGAATATCTCACCTATCCAAATAAATCGCAAATCGGCAGGCCTACTATTTACTACGTTGATTACCAGCGGACTCCATCCTTGTATATATGGCAGACTGCTGCTCCAATGTATAATTTAATAATGTATAGCGGTCAAAGCAGTATAGAAACGCTAGAGAATTATACGCAAGGTATTGATATTCCGGCATATTTTTATACTCCTCTAATATATGGGTTAGCAAGCATGCTAGCAGCACAATACGCCCCTGAAAAAGAAGAAGGTTTAAAAATGAGATATCAGGAAACGCTGAGTCCGGCAGTAATTAATAATACGACGGAAGTACCACTTAAGCTGGAGGTATATAGTGACTAGTTTAAAGAACACTCCTGTAAATACCCAAATGGGAGATTACGTTAGAAAGGACGTAATTGAACCTATTGGAACTTGTGATTATTCAGGGTTTCCTTTTAGCAGGTCTGATCTAGTTAAGCAATATGAATGGCGCGGTAATCAGTTAGTCTGGACAGGGGCAATAGTCGGACGACCTTTTGTTGATGAGCCAAACGAGCAGAATAGGCCACCACAAATAAAAGGTGATCCAAAAGCCGTACAAAATCCTCGCCCGTTTGGGATAGAGACCCCGCAAGGCCCTGATGCAACTGGTAATAGTTCTCCTGCTATTTTAGAAAATATCAACTTTACAAGTGATGATATACCTCCTGTGTTACCTGATTTTGCCGGTCAGAGTGTTAGTAACATAGACGCACAAGAACGTTTAGAATCATTGCACCAAATTAAGTTCTAAAGTAATGGCTAATAATTTTAATCCGGGTTTTGATAGGGAAAAGGCAGCTTTCTTAGCACTAGCTAATAGAGGTGAAGGACTTACTCCAATTAATTATTTATATGCAAAAGAAGCCAGTTTTGAAAGTATTCTGTCTCCTATTATTACCGGTGGTACTGCTGAGCTTTATACAATATATGCAAACGGCATTAACTCTACCAATATCACTAATACTGAAGATATTATTACTAATAGGCTAAAGTGGAGTAATCCTTCTAATGATTATTATGTAGGTTTTATTGCTGGTAATTTAACTCAAAATACCATCTGGAGATTACCGCTGCAGGATGGAACTGATGGGCAGGTACTGGCAACAAATGGCAATGGTGTTCTATCATTTATAGATGCCGGTGGAGGATCAGCACCAAAGGATGCAACATATATCTTGCAGCAACCAAATTCTGACCTTCCAAACGCTCAAGCCTTAAATCAACTAAATAACGGCTTAATGAAAAACAAAGATGGCGTTATACAAATTGCCGTCCCCGGAGAAGATTATTTAAGTACTACCCTCCCCTCAGGTCAATTATTCATAGGTAATAGCTCAAATATCGCAACAGCACAGCAAACCATTACTATTGATAACCTACCAAATTTAGGAACTACAAGTATTAATGTGCCTAATCCTCTTGATCCAACTAACCCGATTGTTATTTCAGGAGGTAAAATCTGGCACGGGACTCATAGCAATAGACCGGAAGAATCTACTGCCTTATTAGTGGTAGAAGGAGATATTGCCCTAATTAATTTCAGATTCTTTAGCGCTAATTTTATTCTTGGGAAAGGTAATATAGTACTGCAAACATTAATGCCTGGCTCACAATTTCTCTCAAACCTACCAGCAGGCTCTTGGATGCAGACAAGCGGTGCAGGGACTGGAGCAGTAGTAAGTGCGACTATACCACAAGGAGAAATATTAATGGGCGGTTTAAATAACGTGCCGGAAGCACGGCAAACTATAGATATTGCAAACCTACCTTCCTTAACTGATGGGAGGGTCTGGCAAGGGGACGCAGCAAATAGGCCGGTAGAAGTCCAATTAAACCTTGCTCCAACCGATGCTACTTACATAATAAAAACTCCGAGTGTCAATTTACCTGAGGCACAGGTATTAGAGGAACTCGGGATAGGAATGGCCAAGATTGTTGCCGGCGGTGCTTTTGCTATTGCAATTGCCGGTGAGGATTATGCAACTATCGCGCAATTAGAAGAAATTAGAGATCAATGCCAACAGTACGCAGAGCAAGCTGCGACTTCAGCTGAAGAAGCAGCAACCTCAGCAGGCGAGGCGGCAACGAGTGCAGGTGAAGCAACTGCATCGGCAGGCGAGGCTACGGTAGCAGCA